AAGAAAGAGTATCATGCGGCCGCTCAGAGAAGCGACCCCTTTGCCCCCCACCCCTCCGCCTACCGTAGGGGGACCTGAAGCAATTTTTCGTTACTTTTTTGCAACTGTATAGAGATTAATCGGTGGTAACTTTATTGGATGCCAGATTATCTTTTTACTAACTGGTATTTGTGTTGGAAGTTTGTTCGTCATTTTAAGAGTGTATAGAACCTAACCCGAATAAAAAAAGATTTATTTGGAAAACACCATAAGGTGGCTACTCTCGTTTATCTAAGTTAAGGCTTATCATTTATGCCTCTGGCAGTTCACAGTCCCGATGTACTTGCTAGATACTTACTAGCTTTAAAGGAGAACTCTACCATTCACTATGTTTATCTGCATCTGTCGTAGCTACATTTGCAAGGGCTGGGTAATGGCCCCGTATTAGTTATTATACACACCTATTGTATTCTTGCAAGAACTTATGTTAGACTACGCTATACTTTAGATATAAGGATAATATAATGATTAACATAATTACAACAATTTTTGCTGTTATTGGTGTGGTGGCGGTTGTTCTTTCTTTAGGTATGCTAGTAACCTTTAAAATGAAGGGTGTGTCTTATGCGACTCACATATACTTGATTAAACGCCAATACCAAACAGTAGATGATTTAAAAGGAGAAGACTATGGCTGCTAATGATTACAAGACTTTCTTGGTAAGATTAACCCCAAAGACTAGAGCTTTGTTAGATGCTGCTCATGTAGACAGGGAAATGCCACGCGCACATATTATCAACCAAGCATTAAAAGTTTATTTAAAGGAATATAATAGGTTCGACCTTAATGCCAAACTTGATGCTCTTAACGTATGATACTCACCTTACCTTATCCACCATCCGTAAATACTTATTGGAGAGCAAATGGAAAACGACGTTTTATTTCTAAAGCTGGTGTGGCTTTTAAAGCGGCTGTACAAGAATATGTTATTGACCGAAAAATTCCTAAACTTGGCATTGCTAGGTTGCGCATGGAGATTGTTATATGCCCTCGTAGCCGCAGGATTTTTGATATTGATAATCTGCTTAAGGCTATTTTGGATGCCCTCATGGATGCTGGAGTATATGAAGACGATTCGCAAGTAGATGATTTACATATTGTCCGTGGCAAAGCCTGTAAGGGTGGTGCTGCGGTTGTAGTGATAGAGGAAATAAATGGCTGAGCAAGAAGACAACAGAAAGATTAAACGAATACCATCACTTAAAAACTATGGTGGCGTTCGTACTATCCAAAGAACACTAGAGCGTTCGGCAACACTGGAAGCTAACCGTGAAGCTGTGTCCTATGCGCTGTTAAGCATGGCTAATACAAAACTAACGGACATTATGAGCTGGGATGAAGATGGCAACATTAAAGTAAGAGCGTCTAAAGACATTCCTGAACACGCACTACAAGCAATTAAAAGTATTAAATCGACTACAAGGTACGACAAAGAAGGTAATCCCACAGCAACATTAGATATTGAGTTGTTTGACAAGGTTGGCGTACTTCGCCTACTAGCTAAAGCATCTGGATTACTAGACCAGCAAGCAGAGTCAGACAAGCCTTCAGTAATCGGTGTAAACATAGTAGCTCCAGAACCTATAGACGTAGAGGCGATAGATGGCGAAGACTAAAGAACGCAGTACCAAAGAAGTATCTTTTGATGGCATCACGCTAAACTTTAGCAAGTCGCCAATTGTATATGAGTTTGTGCAGAACAATGACTTTGTGCAAGGATTAATGGGACCAGTAGGATGCGTTGCCCCAGACACCATGATAATTACAGAGCATGGTCCTATGCGTATTTGCGATATAGACCGACCAATGCAAGTTCTATCGTGGAACGACAAGACATGTCAATTCCAACTTTCTTGGTGTGGTAGCTCGTTCCAGAAAGGAATCGACTATCTGTACCGAGTTGTAACGCCAAACGGAGAATTTGTTGCAGCCGCGAATCACCTTGTTCTTTGCGAAGACGGCTCATATCAACAGGTTCAGACGCTTCAAGCTGGACGCGAGTTGAAGTCATGCGACACAGACCCAATACTGACCAGTTTGGCTTCTTCCCAGCACGAGTTGCACGCAGGTGTTCCCCGTTTGATGCAAAAATCCGTAGATTGTCTGGAGAGTTATGCAAGGTCAGTCCGTCAATATGGTCAACTACTTCTGTCGGAAGAAGGTATCGGCCAAGTTTTTCTTCCATTATTAAGCGGTGCTCGTAAATCAACTTACCCTTCCTATTTTTCCTCTGCCTTGCATAGGGATGCTCAGTCGGGGCAGTCACTAAAGCATACCCAGACGGGTCAATCCGTCTACCGCAAACGTATTGGTTGTTATATTGACCAACTCTTGCACCTTCTGAAAGGCGTGGCAGGTTCTTATTTAACATTACCTTTCCAACATAACGCCTCGATAGACCAACAATCTCAGCAATGTCAGACGAAGAGCGAACCCCGTTGGCTAAAAAAATTATCATCTTTGTATTCTCGTTCATTAGTATTGTCCTCACCCAAAAGGGCTATTCTATCAATAGAAAGAATGACTGTCAAGGAATCTTATTGGGATTTGCAAGTATTAGACACCAACAACTATGTAACTATAGATGGAGCTATTCACCATAACAGTGGAAAATCGTATGCTTGCTGTGCAAAAATATTTATTAAAGCATTACAGCAGACTGCATCACCTATTGACAACGTTAGATACTCTAGGTTTGCAGTAGTACGTAACAGTTATCCTATGCTGAAGACAACAACCATTAAGACATGGCTAGACCTTTTCCCAGAGGCTACGTTTGGTCCTATGTTATGGACTCCACCGATTACACATCATATACGCTTACCAGCCAAAGGTGATGCTGCTGGCATTGACTGCGAGGTTATCTTCCTTGCTCTTGACCAACCTAAAGACGTTCGTAAGTTGCTTTCATTAGAGCTTACAGGTGCATGGGTTAATGAAGCGCGTGAGTTACCAAAGGCTGTGATTGATGGGCTTACCCACAGGGTTGGGCGCTATCCTAGTAAACGTGATGGCGGTGCTAAATGGCATGGCGTATTCATGGACACCAATCCAATGGATGATGACCACTGGTGGCATAGAGTGGCTGAAAAAGAAAAGGTTACTGGCAACTACGCATGGACGTTCTTTAATCAACCGGGTGGTGTAATCGAAGTAGACCCTGGTGATTTACCTGACAACCCTGAAGCTAATGACCATATCTTTGCATCTGGTCGATGGTGGAAAGTTAATAGCAAAGCAGAAAACTTAGATAACTTACCTGCTGGCTACTACCCGCAAATGCTTGGTGGTAAAAACCTAGACTGGATTCGCTGTTACGCAGAAGGCAAATACACCTACGTGCAAGAAGGTAGACCTGTATGGCCTGAATATGATGACAACCTTATGTGCGGTGACGTTGAGTATGACGAATCATTACCATTACAAATCGGTGTCGACTTTGGTTTAACACCAGCAGCGGTGCTTGGACAAAGACTTCCAAACAATAGGTGGGTTATTCTTCATGAGATTGTTACTGAAGATATGGGGCTTGAACGGTTTGGGCAACAGTTACTTGCAGAGCTTAATGCTAAATACCCTAAAGCACAGATTATGATGTGGGGTGACCCTGCTGGTATGCAACGTGATGCCATCTATGAAGTTACTGCATTTGATTACCTAAGAACGTTAGGACTACGCGCTCAACCTACACACTCTAATGACTTTAAAGTTCGTAGAGAAGGGGCTGCTGCGCCAATGCAACGTTTGATTAATGGCAAACCCGGCTTGATTGTAAACAGAAGTTGTAAGATGACAAGGAAGTCACTCGCTGGTGGCTATCACTTCAAGCGCGTATCAATCGGTGCAGGACATGAACGCTTTAGAGATATGCCAAACAAGAACGAACACTCTCACGTTGGCGATGCCTTTGGGTATCTGATGCTTGGTGGTGGTGAACATAAGCGCATGACCCGTAGCCCTCTTTCGAGTAGTAAGCCAATAGTGGCTAGAACGGTGATGACTGACTTTGATGTATTCAATACTTGATACCATAGGCGAACACCTGCCAAAAGTGCAGGGAGTTACCTTTTCTAAATTTTACATTGAAGATGCCTTTTCTATAAAAGGTGGTGAATTTTCTGGGCTATCTACACAAAAGATGATTGGAGTTAAAGCTATGCTAGAAAACCAATCTAATTATGGATTTGCTATTACATGCCTACTGCATGGAAAACCAGTCGCTGTATTTGGCTGTTGCCTACTGTGGGAAGGCGTTGGAGAGATGTGGTCGGTCATTGGTGACACTGCTAGAAACAAACCAATTGCAACAACTAAGATAGGAATTGCATTTACTGATATCTGCAAGCTATCGATGGGCTTGCATAGATTACAAATAACTGTTAAAACTACAGACTTGCGAGCTATAAAGTGGGCTGGAGCTATTGGGTTTATATCTGAAAGCACAATGAAGCAATATAGCATGGATAAATATGATTACGACTTAATGGTTAGGAGATAGTAATGGGCGGTTTAATTGGTGGTCAAAAAACAGATACAAGTGCAGCAAGAGCGCAGATGGAACAACAACGCATTGAAACGGAAAAACTGCGTACACAAGCTGAAGAAGAAAAACGAAATTTAGCAGCACAAGAGGCAAGTCGTAAAATGTCACGAATTCGTGGCGGTAGTCGCATGTTATTGTCAGAAGACCGTCTAAACCCAGAGTCAGGCGTTGACGACGGATTGCTAGGCTCTTAATCATGGCTATTAATCCAAATGTTAAAGAAAGAAGTTTTGACCTTAATGAGGCTATAAGCTCAAACTTAATTTCTAAGTTTAGTGACCGCGGAGCTGCGTCTATGGCTGGTATAGGTTCTGTTGATAGGCTTGAGTATTTAAAAAAACAAGGTGCTGGAGAAGGAATCTTTAAGTCTGCAAGTTTTTATACAGACACTGATAACGCTTATACTGATGCTATTTTAGGATTGTATAGTGCTAAGGCCAAACGTGGATGGGCGCGACGAGGAACTAAGGCTATTCTTGAAGACCAAAAAAATAAAACTAAATTAATAGTAGATACTGGAAGACGTGAACTTGGTGAGAAAAAAGCATCGTCATCAAGACTAGCTAAAGCAACTGGCGGATTATTAGCTGGTTCAGCAAGTCCTGATGCGTCAAAATTATCTAGAGGGCCGCAACTTGGCGGTGATGATGTTTTAAGTAACGGAGCAATGCTCGGTGGAAAGCGTATGACTTAATGGCTGAAATGAGATTAACTGACCAAGAAAATAATATTGTCAAATACCATAGAAATACTATTGCTTCTGGGAATGTTGGGGCAGATGAAAGCGGTAGACCAATTACCGTTTACTCAACCGGGATTCAAATTATGGAAGGGGCTTACAAAGGAAAGTTTGTTTCAGTCCCCGGCTATGTTAATGGAAGTATAAAACATTCTGAAAATGATTTGTATAACATCTGGAAAAAAGAAATTAATTCTGGTAAATGGCCTATGTATAATTCTGGAGAAGAATTAAATAAACGCTCTCAAGAAATACATACTATTATGGATGCGGAAGAAAAGCCAGCCCTTAAAAGTAGAAGCAAATCAATGCCAAGCAGGCTTGAAAAAAGACAATTATTAAAAGATGCGGAGATGCGGTAATGGCTGAAATGAGATTAAAACCAGAAGATATTTTAAAACGGCATGAGCTTGCTTTAACAAAGAAAGAAGACTTCCGTTCTCTGTATGACGAGGCTTATGAGTTTGCATTGCCACAGCGTAATTTGTATGACGGATATTATGATGGCAAAGTAAGTGGTGCTAAAAAAATGAATCGTGTGTTTGACGCAACTGCTATTAACTCTACACAACGATTTGCAAACCGTATGCAGTCAGGTATATTTCCACCGCATAGCAAATGGTGTCGTCTTGAAGCTGGCACAGACATTCCTGCTGACCGTAAAGATGAAGCACAAGCAGCGTTAGATGTCTATACAGAAAAAATGTTTGCTACTATTAAGCAATCAAACTTTGATATTGCCGTTGGTGAAGCGTTGCTAGACTTGTGCGTTGGTACAGCTGTAATGCTGGTGCAACCAGGTGACGATATTACGCCTATTAATTTTATTCCTGTACCTCAATTTCTTGTTGCATTTGAAGAAGGGGCTAATGGAAAAGTTGACAATGTGTACAGACGTATGCGTATCAAAGGCGAGTCTATTGAACAACAATGGACAGATGCCAAGATACCAACTGAACTTAAAAAGAAAATAGAGAACAAACCTACAGAAGATGTAGAGCTTATTGAGGCTACTATATTTGATGCTAAACGTGGCGACTATTGTTACCATGTTATCCATAAAGAATCTAAAGCAGAAATTGTGTACCGTAGAATGAAGTACAGCCCGTGGGTCGTATCTCGCTACATGAAAGTAGCTGGTGAAATTTATGGTCGCGGTCCGTTAATTACAGCACTACCAGACATTAAGACACTAAACAAAGTGCTTGAATTAGTGCTAAAGAACGCATCTCTTGCTATTGCTGGGGTTTATACAGCTGCTGATGATGGTGTTCTTAATCCAAATACAGTTACTATTGCACCAGGCGTTATTATTCCTGTTGCACGTAACGGTGGACCGCAAGGCGAATCTTTAAAACCATTGCCACGTTCAGGTGATTTTAATGTATCTCAAATTATTATGAATGATTTGCGTATGAACATTAAATCCATTCTATTAGACGAGTCATTGCCACCAGATAATATGTCAGCACGTTCTGCTACTGAAGTTATTGAACGTATGAAACAGCTATCACAAAACTTAGGCTCTGCATTTGGTCGTTTAATAAATGAAACAATGATTCCATTAGTAGAAAAAATCCTACAGATTATGGATGAGCGTGGAATTATTGATTTACCGTTGCGTGTTAATGGTCTTGAAATTAAAGTAACGCCAGTGTCACCATTAGCTATGTCACAAAACATGGATGATGTACAAAACATTTTACAATACGCACAAATTGTACAACAAGCAGGCCCTGAAGGTCAGATGATGCTTAAGACAGATATGCTATTAGATTTAGTTGCAGACAAGATGGCTATACCACAATCCGTTAGAAACTCAGCAGCAGAGCGTCAGCTAATGAAAGAGCAAATGGCTCAACAAGCTCAACAAGTAGCGCAAGAGCAGCCTGAACTTGCTGGACAAATAGCTGAACAAGCCGTTAAACAAGGGGGCGTAATGTAATGAGCGAGGGATGGGAAGGATTAGAAACTCAACAAACAGACATTCGTGATGAAATGCAAAGGCGCGAAGATTTAAATAAATTATGTTTTCGTGTACTTGCATCATCGGAAGAAGGTAAGAAACTTATGGTTTGGTTACGCCAAACTATTATAGAACACCCTGTTGCCGTGCCGGGAGCTGACCCAAGTTATGCGTTTTATCGCGAGGGTCAATGTAGTGTAGTACGGGATTTAGAAAATCGCATTAAATTATCAAAGGAAATTAAATAATGGATGAAAATAACCAACCCCAAGACGGAGAGCAACCCGTTGAAGGCTTATTGGATAACATTTCAAGTGAACCAACTGAGGAAGGCGCAACGTCTAACGACATTAGTCATTTAAAAACAGAACCAACCGAAATACCAGCAGAAAGACCAGAGTGGTTTCCAGAAAACTTTTGGAAAAAAGATGATGCAGCTCCAGACATGGAAGCTATGTCTAAATCATGGACAGATTTACGGAAACAAATTAGTCAAGGCAAGCACAAAGCCCCAGAAGATGGAAACTATGATATGTCATCATTTTCTAGCACTCCAGAAGACGACCCTGTTCGCGGACACGTTGCTGCGTGGGCAAAAGAGTATGGCTTAAGTCAAGCAGCATTGGATGGATTAGTTGGCCCTATTATTGAAATGACTGGGCAGCAACAACAACAAGTACAGTTTGACGCTGCTGCTGAGAAAAAAGCATTAGGCCCTAACGCTGACAGTATAATTAAAAGCCTGACAGAGTGGGGTGCTGGTTTAGTTAATAAAGGCATATGGGGTAAAGACGACTTTGAAGAATTTAAAATTATGGGAGGCACTGCAAACGGCATTAAAGCATTTATGAAATTGCGTGAAACTTATGAAGGCAGAATTCCTACAAACTCAACTCCTATTGATGGCGCACCATCTAAAACAGAACTTAACGCAATGGTGGCAGACCCTAAATATCAAACAGACCCAGCGTATCGACAAAAGGTAGAACGACTGTTTAATCAAGTGTACGGAGATTAACAAAGAAGCCCTTAATTGGGCTTTTTAATATTTAAAAAAAATAATATTGCATTATAAATAATAGTATGATATAACACACAATGTGGCATATCACATCTGTGACCCACAATGCAAGATAACTTGACGTTTGGCTAACGTAATTAGCAAGCAATGGCCCGCTTCGCGGCATACCTCAGCACAAAAAAACTTTATATTAAACCGTTATAGGAGATACAAAATGAGTATTGCATTGTCAAACGCATTTACCACCCTCTTTGACGCAGAAGTTAAGCAAGCATACCAAGGTAAAGCAATGTTGGTAAGTGCTGTACGTCAGCGTCGTGGAGTAGAAGGTGCTACAGTAAAATTCCCTAAAGTAGGTCGTGGCGTTGCTACACCTCGTGTGGGTCAAACAGATGTTACACCATTAAACGTTGGCTTTTCAAACGTAACATTAACATTAGAAGACTGGATTGCCGCTGAATATAGCGACATCTTTAGCCAGCAAAAAGTAAACTTTGATGAGCGTTCAGAGCTTGTTCAAGTTTTAGGTAACGCTATTGGCCGTCGTCAAGACCAATTAGTTCTTGCTGCGTTAGCTGCATCAGGCACATCATTAGCAGTAGGCAACGATGTTGGTGGTACTGATACTAATATGAACGTAGCTAAACTACGTCAAGCAAAAGGTTTGATGGATAAAAACAACGTTCCTCCAGTTGACCGTCACATGATTATTCATTCAAATGGTTTGCAATCTTTACTAGCTGAAACAGCTGTTACATCTTCTGACTTTAATACTGTTAAAGCATTAGTAAACGGTGAATTAGATACATTCTTAGGTTTCAAATTCCATGTAATTGGTGACCGTACTGAAGGTGGTTTAGCAATTGATGGTTCATTAGACCGTACTTGTTTTGCTTTCCATAAAGATGCTATCGGTTATGGCGAAGGTATTGCACCAAAAACAGAAATCAACTATGTACCAGAAAAAACATCATTCTTGGTAGCATCTATGTTTTCTGCTGGCGCAACAACTATTGACGCTGAAGGTATTGTGTCTATTGTTGCTCGTGAATCTTAAGGAGAATAGATAAATGGCTTATTCATCAACTGGTTTTTCAACCATAGCGGCATCTAAAGCTGGTAATTCACCAGCAATGTATGCTTACAAAACAACAGACGCACTTGCGGATGTCAACACAGCTGGCTATTTTAACGCTTTATCTGGTCAGTTAAGTGTAGGCGATTTAATCTACGGTGTAACATCAACAGGCGGTACTGCTGTTGCAGCATTATATTATGTTCTTTCTAACGCTGCTGGCGTTGTGGATGTAAATGATGGTACTGT